GAGGAATTATTCTAGCAGAAGATACAATTGAAAACAGAATTACAAAATCTATAGATGTATCAAACAGAGCTAAGGCTATAGTCAATCCTGAAAAATTTGGAGAAAAAGATATTAACGGAAACATTGTTGCTTCAATACCCTTAGAAAGAAGTGAGTTATTCTCAGAGAACGAAATTGCTTTATCTGAAATAATTCAAGAAAAAGCTTATCTTGATAGGATTGCTGGAACAAGAAATTACACACCAGATGAAAGAGCTAGATTAGATTCTCTGACAAATAAATTAAAGATTATAGGTAGCACACGCAATGGAAAGAAAGCAATAAGACTTTTTGAAAAAGGAGGTATGAACTTTTTTAACACAAGAGCTGTAAAATCAGGAAGCAATGCTACTAGACTACAAACTGCAATAAAAGAGCTTGATGAAATTAAGATGGACAATCAAATTATACTACAAAGCTTACAGGCTACAGGAGATAAAGTTATGTTGATTGGTCCTACTGAAAGGAATGTTCCAAAAGCAGGAGAACAATTGAAACAAATGTTCAATATTCCTAGATTATCAGGATTGACTAGAAAAGAAATTGTAGAAGCTCAAAGAAAAGTCAAACCTATAAAGTATAAAAATGACGCAACCGCTCCTTTGCAAGGACTTCGTTTTGGTGAAGTGTATAGTAGAAGTTTTTTGGAAAATGTTTTAAAACAAAGAAATAAATTTTTCTTAACTGCAGCTCAGAAAAAAGTAGATAAATTACAGGAAAAATACGAATCAGAAGCAGACCTTTTAAGCGAATTTTTACTTGTTAATAGTGTTAACGAAGATACAAAAGAATTAATAAATCAATATTTTATTCGTAGATAAAGGCAAGCATGAGTCTAAGAGATAGATTTAAATCACAACAAGTTGCCACACAAGCAGAGCCAACAGGCAATCTTAAAAACATGGTTAGTCCATATGTCATGGAACCTGAAAACAATGACCAAAGAGAAAGAGAAAGAAATGCTTTTTGGGATTCAATGCCAGTAGTCTATAAAGATGCATACAATAAATCTATAGAAGGTATGATGCATGAGATGATGACAGGTAAAAAGTATTATGAAATTGCTGACATACCAAGAGGTGTTATTCATGATATTGGTGCAGGTTTTTTATCATTTTTCGCATCAAAGACAGACTTTGGTTTAAGTGTAGCAAGTGCTGGAACTGCTAGTGCTGTATTAAGAGCTGGTGTTACAACTGCAGCAAAAAGACGTGCTGCTGTAATGTTAGGTAAAAAACTTCAATATAAAGGCAAAGCTTTAGGGATTAGAAATGCAACTTCTATAGTAGATGATGTTGTAAACTACGGTGGTGTGCAGGCAGCTATGCTAGGTACATATGACGGTTTTTATTACGCAGCAAAAGAAGCAAGAGATGAAATATTGGATAAAGCAGATTTATCGAATTACAAAGGAATGGATTATGGTCAAGCGTTTAAAGATGTATTGAAAAAAGGAGATGCTAAAGATTTTTTTAGAGGAGGATTTTTAGGTTTAGCAGGAGGTGTTGGTAGAACATCAAGATTGCTTGCGCCTTTCTCAGATGGAAAAGAAGCAAGAGAAGCTTACAAAAGAGGTATCAGAGCTTTTACTGGAGAAACATTTACCATAGGAGCTTTATCTCCTTTGGCTTACGAGGGTAGAATACCTGGATTTCAAGACTTAATTATGGCTGCTGGAGTTGCAGGAGCTGTAGCTGCACCAGCATCTTTAGTTGCTAAAAGAAAAGGTAGAATTAGAGACGAACTTACAAAACAACATAATCAAGCAATTGCAAGTGAAGCTAAACTACAAGATATATTTACAGCAGAAGGTGCAGAGCTTTATGAGCAAATACAACAACCTTTTGCAAGAACAAAAGACATAAAAGAAGCTGGACAAAGATACAGAAGAGAAAATGTCTTTAAGATTGGTAGAGGAGAATATGCTCATATTAACTTAATGGGACGTAGGATTAGAGGTGGAGAAGCTTCTATTGAAGGAGCAAAGGTTGTTACTGGTAAGATTAAAGGTCAGGTTGATGAAAAAATTACAATTGACTCTCACAAAAGTACTTTAGCTTTTACAACAGGTAAAATTGTAGACAAGAGTGTAAGACAGACAGATAAAGGTTTGACTGTTGCTATAAACGTAGAAGGTAAAGGACAATTTTTACTAGATGAATTTAACACCGAGTTGTTTTTTAAATTCCACTCTGAAGACCCTAAACTTATTGCAATGTTTGAGAAAAATCTTAAGGGTGTTAGAAACAGTAAAAATGCTTTAGACTTACATTATGACCAAAGAATTAGGTCTATAAGAGAAAAGTCTATTAAAGGCGAAGACGGATATAAGCCAGAAGACTGGATGAACTCTGTTATAAGCACTATGAACAGATATATGGATGACGCTATAGACCCAGACACTGGAAAAAGAATAGGTAAAACATTGTTTAAACGTTGGGAAAAATCTATAGCAGACGGTAAGCCAGTAAGAATAAAAGATATGACATTGTCTGAAAAGAAGTTAATGGCAAAGATGATGGAAAATCAGGTTGAGGTAAGACATTTTATAAAAACTAACTTACCTGACTACGATATTAATTATATGTATCAACCTCACTTCATGAGTAATTCTAAAAGAGGTATTATTAGAAGTTTTATAACTCCATTTTATTATCATATAACAGACCCTTATCTTAGAAAAGCTACTAGACTTATTCAAAATGTTGCGAACTCGACTGAGCAAAAAACTGCAGAAAGATTAAATAGGTTAGATGCTATAATAAAGCCTAAAATTTCTTTTGAAAAGGCACATTCTAATTGGTGGAAAACATATTTAGATGGAACAGGAGAACAAACAGCCTTTAAAGATTTTAAAACAATACAAAATTTTGAAGCAGATAATCCAGGAAAAGGTTTTAGACTGTATCTTAGAGATTTAAGAAGGCAAGCAGACAGACTTACAGGAAGTGAAAAAGAAAGACTTTTAGCAAGAGCAAACTTTCTAGAAGCTTCTGATGAACTTACTACTAGCGGTGTTTACAACTCTAAAACAAAATCCATTGACTCTGTTTGGGCAGATGCTAAGAAAGCAAATCTAAGAGTAGGGCAAAAAATTAATGGTTATCTTCCTAGAATGTTTAGAAAAGATGTTTTAGATATTATGTTTGACCAAATGGAATCTATGGAAAAAAAGATTATGAAGATTACAGGAGGAGACTTTAACATAGACGGACAATACAGACCTGACGTCCTTGAAAGACTGGAAGGTATGTTACAGGGTATCATTAGAAAAATGGAAGGCTCTTCTAAGCCTGATGCTGTTGTGTTTAAACAGATTTGGGACCTTTTAGCTAACAAAGAATCATCTGCTGGTGTTCCTAAGAACTATAATGTTTTTAGAGTTCTACACCAAAACTTATTTTCTGGTAGTTTAAAAGAGTTCAGTCCTCTTGAAAAATCCAGAAAAATAGCTAACAGCAGTATAGGTTCAGGAGATGTCTCTAAGCTTGTTGCAAATGCTTTTGAAAATTATATGGAAACTAATTATACAAAAATTATGGCTGAATATATAGGAGGTGCTACAAAAAGAATTGAGCTTTCTAAAGCATTTACTCCTACAGGAGCATATTACAATCAACTTATAAAAATGGCAGACGGTGATTTAGAATTGGACGGTGGTAGATTCCCTAAGAGTTTAGGTGGTCAATTCTTGCCTTTTTCTCAACAAACACAGGTTGCTGCTGTCAACTTAATAAAAGAAAGTTTTACTGGAGAATATAATTTTAGAGTTAAAAATCCTATGTCAGAGTCTTTGCAGTCTTTATCTAACCTTGAGATGATGAGTAAGATATCTTTAGGTCAAGCTTTTATTCCTAATTTAACACAGTCATTTATTTCTACTTCTGTAGACCAAGGGTTTGGTTCTATGTTTAAAGGCTTAGTTAGAATGGGAATAGACTCAGGTTTTAGAAAAAGAGTGCGTGAAAGTGGTGCTACAATTTTAACTGCCTTTGACGACTTAATGCAGCAAGATAGAGCTTTGCAAATTGGTGCTGCTGAAAAATTAAAGACAGAAGCTCCTATAAGACAGTTTGTAAAAGACTGGCTTAAGGGAGAAGTGAAGTCTAAAGATGCTATTGCTTTTGCAACAAGAAAGACATCTGTTTTATTCTCTACAGTTAACTCTTGGAACCAGGTTATCGCTGCAGCTACTGCTGAAGAGGCGGCTAAAAAATATGGTAGAATACTTTCTGGTAAAAAAGATTTTTTGACTACAATGGTTCCTGGTTGGGCTAAAAATAAAAGATTAGCGTGGGCTAAAGCTAAAGCTGAGGCTTTAGGTTTAGACCCAGATGACCTAGTAAAGAACTTAAAAGCTTTAGAAAGCGGAGTATTTGAATCAGCTTCAGAGCAACAATTTAGAAGAAGACTTTTGTTAGGTATGAAAAAATTTGCTTCAGATACTCAGCTACAAAGAAACTTCTTAAGAGACCCTATTATGTTTAATGACCCTATGTTAAAACCTTTACTTTTGTTTAAAAGATTTGGATTAAGACAAGCTCAGTATATAAATCAAACTATACAAAATGAAGTAAAGCATGGAAACTTACTTCCTGTTTTACGTCTAGGTATAGGAGGTTTTGCTGGAGGTAATTTAGTTATGTGGGCTAAAGACCAACTTAATGCTGCAATAACTGGAGAAGAGCAATATACATCTAAAGAAAGTAGAATGAAAATGCTACGTACTCCTGAGTGGCAAGACTATATAAATGCATTGACAAGCGTAGGTTCTTTTGGTGTCTTGGGAGACATAGTCGGTGGAGATGAACCTTTAACTTCTATAAAATTCTTTGTAAAACCAGTTGTAGTTGACGACTTTGAGAGAGTGATAAAGTCTTTTGAAACGTTTGCTAGAAGTATGGAAACACATTATCCTGAACAGTGGGACGTTCCTTTCAGAAAAGGATTTAACACTTTAGCTCCTATATTTGGTCCTAACATTTCTAGAATGGCTAGAACTGGTATAGGTGTTGACCTAGAACCTTTGACCAGACTTCCTTTTATGGAAGAAGGTTTAATTGATAAGTCTTTTAAGCTTACTCCAGGTCTACAAACAGAAGGTATGAAAAGAGATAGAGTCGAATATTATAAAAAGACTGCTGTTGAGGATATAAGAAATGCTCTTTTAGAAAACAAACCAAAGCAAGCAGAAAGAATTATGTTAGGATATAATGAAGTTTATGGAATCAAATACCCTTCTTTAGCGATATCTCAAAGAGATATTTCGTGGAAGACTATAGAAAGAAAACTTTTAGACAGAATTAAAAAACAGCAAGAAGAGAAAGAATTTAAACCGTAGGAGATGTTATGGCAGATGAACCAAAAAAATTAAGAAGCATAAAAGAGTTATTATCTTTGTTTAAACCAGGAGGTTTAGAAAAACTTTTACTAAGAATGAAATCAAAAAAACAAGGATTTGAAATTGAAGGTCAATTAGGCAAAATCAACGCTGCTACAATGTTAGAAGAATATAATCCTGAAATTGGAGGATATGAAAATACTACCGATACTATGTTTGATGTTTTAGATTCCCTAAAAACAGAAAAAGCTGAAACAGACTCTCTTTTACAGATTCTAGAGCAAGATGTGTTTGAAGGTAGCAACGTAGAGACTGAAAGCGACATTGATTTAGATTCTTCTGAAGTAGTTCAAGATTTTATTCTTGGTATGTTAGGAACAACTAAATTCAAGGCAGCTATGAATGTTTCAGGAAAACTAGGTTTAGGAAAAGGTGGAAGTGAAGCTGTAAGAAAATTTTTAAAAGAAAGTGACATAGATGCACTAAACACTGTTTTTGGAAAAAGAATTTTTTTTAATACTTTGAAAGGATTGCAACAAGGATTAATAGACCCTACCAATAACAAGTATGGAAGAGCATTAAGATTTAAAAAAATATATGATAAATTTTTTTAAAATGGAACCTCTGGCATACGTGGTGCTGTTGCAGCCTGGACTTCTTGCACTGTATCGTATATCTTACAACTATCTGGCGCAAATCCAACAGAAGCTTTCCCAGTAGAACCATATCTATTTTTAGCTACAACAATCTCTAGACCATAACGTCCATGTGTTGCATTCTCAAAGTTTACTGTCCAAGGGTAGTGTGTAAATGCTACTATCTCTGCATCTTGTTCTAGATTACCAGACTCAGCAAGGTCACTAAGTTTAGGTATACGTTCTGTTCTATATTCTATATTACGATTAAGTTGTGATACTAGGATAACAGATATCTTTTCTGATTTACATAACCATTTATATCTTCTTGATGTATCACCGATTTTAAGTCTTAAATCTCTCATATCATTACTTGGATATTCTATAAGACCGATATGGTCGTCAATGACTATATCAGGTTTTATACGTCTTATCTCTCTAAAAGTTCCCTCTAAATTACGAATGTTGTCATACATAAATAGTTTGTCAGTATACTTTTCTTTAATAATTTCTAAACTTTTTTGTATTTTTTCTTTATTAGAGATTGCTTTATGTCTTAGCATATCATATGTAATATTCTCAGACTCCATTGCAATAAACTTTTTCATCATTTCTGTGTTAGGCATTTCTCTGTTGAACATAATAACTTTCTTACCTTGCATAATTAGATTACGTGCTATGTTTGCAACAGTTGTAGTCTTAGCATTGCCAGGACGTCCAGCAAAGATAGTTATCTCTCCTTTAGTCATACCTGATATAATCTCGTCTAATGGATTGATACCAGTAGTAACAAGATTACGTTGATTAAATATAGAGTCTTCTGTTTCTTCTAACAAAGAATCTAGGTCAAACTTTTGTCCTGGTTCTAGGTTAAGTAAAGAGCTTGCAGTGTTTTGTACTTCTTCTAATAAAGTATTAATATCTTTTTTATTGTCTATAGCTTTTGCTGCAATCTTTTGTGACTGAACTACAAGCTTTCTTCTTAGCCAGTCTGAGTTCATTTGTCTAGCATAAGATATAGCATTGTGTTTAGTAGGAACAGTCTCTAGTAATCCTGTAATATAAAAAGCTTCGCCTTTCATCTTAGATGCAACATTAACTGTATCTACTGGTATATTTTCTTTACGCAGCTTTGACATGGTCTCCCATATCTCTTTATTCTTTGTATTGTAAAAGACATCACTCTCTGGAATAAAATCTTTTACAAGGTCATAAACATTTTCGTCTATAAGTATACAACCCAATACAGCTTTTTCTGTCTCTAGGTTATGTATAGATAGTGATTCTTGTGGTACCATTATTCTTTCTCCTTACATATTTCATCTATTGGACTAGGGCATTCTCCTTTTACCATAGGTATGTTGTTATACACATCAGGGTCTAGAATACAAGCTTCAAACTTACTGCCAGTCATTTCTATAGCCCAAGCACGTTTGCACTTAGGACATCTAGTAGGAATCCTGGTAGTTGATATGTCTTTGTATTGTACAAACTTTCTGTTGTTCTCGTAATGAGGATTATTCTTATTCCTAATATACTTATCTACAACTTGTTTGTCAAACCATTCTTCATCTTCGCCAAAATAATACCACAAGGACATAAAAGCAGATTTTTCCTGCTCGTACTCGTCCTTTGACTTTTGGTCATAATATATTCTCATTTATACTCCCTATAAATTTAGTTTAATTGATATGTTAATTGTATAAGCTCTAACAAATCTTTGTACCTTATTGTTGCGTATATCTCGCCTCTATCTTGTTTAATAAGAGTGATGTCGCAACTATCAGGTGGTAGAAGATATTGAGCTATTTTATTTCTTACTTTGCATTGAACCTTCATCTCTCTTTCTTGGCTCTCGCTTAGTAAGTATTTGATTAATACGTCTACTTCAGGGTCTTGACCTAAACTTCTTCCGTCACTGCCCCAAGCTCTTTTAGCTTTGAATCCCATACTCTCAGCTATATCGACACAATCTTTCTCAAATCTGTTACCTTTGGCTTTAGACTTACTTGGCATAATGTCCTCACTTTAAATTCTTTAATTTTCCTATATCCCAATGTTTTGCTAACTTCATTAGGCTGTCTCTGAATTTAATATTTTTTCTTTGCCACTGTCCAGATGTATATACGGAATGTACATCACACTCAGACAAGACTACATCATCGTTTGGATGAAAGTTGTGAGTTACATAATATGCGATAGCAAGCTTACCTGCTGCCGTCCAGTTGTCTACTAGTCTTTGTAATACTAGTTTTTGTCCGATAGTAAGGTCTTTACCTTCTACCTTACATTCTCCAATAAGTAAAAACTTATTGTCTACTTCAAAGACAAAGTCAATATCTGTAGGAGATATCACTCCGTCTTGTAATCCATTGAAAACTATAGGTTGATTAAACCTTTTTCTATATTTTATCAAGTCTTCCAAAATTTTTCCTTTCGAGAATGCCCCTAGAAGCTCGTAAAATTATTTTTTCGATATAACTATCGTCTAAAAAACGATAATCAATTCTAGATATATTCTCGTTCATTATTTTAATTTTTTGTTAATTTTTACTACATCGTACTCAAAATCAAAGAAAAATCTTTGTTTTGACATAATAAAACCTTCTTCTTGTACTAAATCTATTATTCTAGATAATTCTTTAGGAGTTATTGCATATTTATATATAGCTTCCCACTCGCATATACTTCCTTTAGTCATTAGAATCTCCCTGACTATCTTTAGATTTCTCATCTACTATCTCCTTATATCTTAAACGAAGTAAGTGAACGAGAAGCTTTTCTTCTCGCTCACCTATATCGTCTATCTCCTTGTCGCCAAAGTGCCATCTTTTTAAAATGACAACTTCTCTTTGTCCTTTGTCATAACCCATAAGGTCTTCAAAGGATTTCATTATTCTGTTCCAAGTCGATATTTTCATTAGTCGCACGTTTCACAGTAAGATGGACCTATAGCTACTGCTGCATTTTTTAGAACGTCTTCTTCGCTTAGATTTGACGCTCTTTCCTCAGATGAGAATTGAGACTGAAAATCAGTTTTGATTTTATGTCTTAATGCAGCTAAGGCTTTATCTTCGCCTTCTCTTCGATGTTGTTCTAACATCTCTATCAAGTCCATACATTCTTGTTTGCTTAGTTTTAAGTTATACATTAAAACGGCAGCTCCTCGTCTTTCATCGGAGCGACTCTGTCTTTAGATTTAAAGACGTTTACAGCTAAAGGAGTAACTCTCTCTTCACCTTCACTGTTAGTCCACTTATCGTGAACGACTTTGATAGTTACAGGATTGCCTGAAATATCAGACTCCATAAGGTATGGTAATTGGTACCTACCCTGTTCGTCTTTTTCCATTTCATATCCACAAGCTTCTGCAAAAATCATATATCCTTTATTATTACCTTGATTATCTTCAAGATTAGGATGTTTCTTTTTGTCAGGAGTCTTGAATCTAAAGTAACCTTTTGACTTTACCTCTCTACCTTTAAAAGTAGGATGATTTTTGTCGTCAATAGTATATATAGCTTCAAAGATGTCGCTAATATATTTGCCTTTCACAATGATATCTTTCTTTGTATTTAGCTTCACTACGTTCGCTTCAAAGGTTCCTTCAGGTATTGTTTCGTATTTACTTCCTGATGTGTCTTCTGTAGGGTTGTAGAACGCTACATTAGAATCTAAGTCAGAAAGCATATCTTTCACATTACTCATTTTTTGCTCCAGTAAGTTTAGACATTACTTTATCGTAATTGTCCTGGTTTATCTTTCCAGACTTTAGTGCATCATACACTTGGTCTGCTTCTTTCTTATTTTCCATATCTCCAATAACATCCATAAGATTATTTACTTGGACATCACCAAGTCTCTTATCTACATATTGCTTTCGATATACATCATCAGCTACATTACATAGTCTGTTGACTGCAACTTTGAATGCGTCTGAGTTTGCAGCTTTTAGGTCATTACCTAAGTCTACATAACCACTACCACTTCTAGCTACAGCTATTCTGTGTGCAGCAACTGAGTCAAAACTACGTGGCACACCTTCGTCCATAACTTTAAGACGTCCGTGAACTACAATAGCTTTATCTCCAAGAGTTTCATATTTCACTACTTCCCAAGACCAAATAGGATAATGTTGATTTAGTCGCCAACGCATATATCCTTCATCTACATAGTCAAAACCATTTTTGCTTTTAACTACATCTTGCGGAGTAGGTATTTCTGAAACGTGTTGGTGTTTTGCCGTTAGATTTACGTCTGCATCGCTCAATGATTCAATATCAGATTGATACATATCTAATTCACTCATTTTACCCATTTATACTCCCATTGTTGTAAGGACATAAGTTTCGTACGTCGCAATATGCTTCACACTTCTTACCGTCCCAGGTTTGTTCTTTACTACATTGTTGAGGTAAGTTTCCAGTGTCTAGAGCTTTTAATAAATCATCTCTAGCTTGTAAAAACTTAAACTCTAACACTTCATCGTCATACTTTGGCACTTCTATTAGATAGATATGTCTGTCTAGCCCTCTATCTCTAGATACAGCTAGTCCACCGTCTCTTAAAGTAACCTGAATATACATATGTTCTACGTCATATCCAGCTTTCTCCAAAAGATATCTATACCAATTTACTTGCCAACCCCAGTCTCCGAAGTCTGCTAAACCTTCATCTCTGTACCATTCTTTTATTTGTTTTGGAGTACCTTTTTTACCCCACTTGCCAGAGATTTTGTATTTTGCACCAGACGGGTCTGGTACTAGTCTATATGTCATCCCTAATAGTTGAGCACACTTGTAAGAGCCAGTGTTTTTATAATCTAGCAACGTCTTAGTCTCCTTATCATATAAGTCGGCTATACCAGTTATATCAAACTCTTCTAGCTTTTCTTCTAACATATGTCTGTCGTCCTCGTGTTGCTCGAGTTTAGCGTGGTGCATTGTTCCTGCTAAAGAAAACGCTCTATCTTGTGGATTCACATAATATTCTTTCGTTCTCTTTAAATAGGACTCACATGTACCGACAAGCAACTCCGTAGTAGACGGCTTTCTATTAGGGTCTCTTTCTTTCGACATCTCAATTAAAGTAGGTAATGACATACCCATTTTAACAATATCGACATTGCCCTTCCTTACGTCTTCAAACGTTACTTTATCTCCATTTGGGTAGAGAAAACCAATTGCGGGCATTCTTTGTCTCCTTGTTATTAACATAATCTGTCATCAGACTATGTAGTTTGTCTTTAATTGATACACCTTCTTTCAATGTCTTAGACTTAAACTTTATCCAAAGTTGTTTATCTACGACAAAAGATGTTTGGTATCTGTTTTTCATAAGTGTAATATAGTTATAAAGTTTTACCATAGTCAATATAAAGTTTATAAGTCAAGCTTCATAAGTTTTTTATCAACTTTTTCTTTATCACCTTCAGGTATATAATCAAAATAAGCACATAGTATATTATATCCTTTTTTATACCTTTCATAGTTTCTAAAGTTTTTGTCGCAATCACTTATTACTTTTGCGTGTTCTTCTTCTAATTTTTCTAAATAAAGAAGTAGTGCGTCTAATTCTTTATCTACTCTTTTAAACTGCTCATAACCTTTACTCATTTGTACCTCCGTCTATTCCCTTGCCTTCCATTCCTGGAAAAGGTCTAGGCTCACTGTGTTCGTCTAGTTCGTGATTTTCGCCAGTATTCCTGTCGACGATTTCACTACTCCAACCTGCGCCATTTATGTATCTAGTTTCAATTCTATATCCTAGACTATGCAACATAGACGTAGCTTTAAGTATGTCTCTTTGCAATCTTATTGCTTTTTTTGCTCTATCTTTACCCATTTGTCCTCCTGGTTAAGTATATAGTATCCTAGATTGTTATTAACTCTCTCTAGGTCTCTTATTAATCTTCTCATTTTTTCAGTAAATATAATATTATTCTTATTTAAATGACTTTCGTGTTTTATAGACCACGTCTTGTCTACTATCTTCTTCATCTTTGTACTCCTCGCACAATTCACATTCGTTAATATAAATCTTTGGCTCATCGCCGTCGCAGGCATTCCCGCAGTCGCATTGGACTGCAGGAGTATATATGCCATAGTTGTCTGCATACTCTTCTGTGGACAAAAATTGTAAATAGTCACTCATATGCAGACTCTTTGTTGCTTACAAAATTTTATGGCAGACAAAGGCGCCAACCAATAAACGCATTTGCTAAGGCAAGGTATACCTATGTATACGGCTAGTCCTTTATCTAGCTTAAATTGTTTATGTAATCTGTCTGCCATAATTCAATATAATAATAATTTTTCGAAAGTGCAACATCTATCTAGCTAGTATATATATATTTCAATAAAAAAAATTTTTATAGACGTAAAAAAGACACCGACGTTAGATAATTTAACTTGTTAATATATTAATATTGTCAATGCCTTAATTACGTCTATAACCTACGCAAATGGTAAAGGCTCTAAGTATTCGCCTACCCTAGAGTATCGTCTACCTATCACTTCTCTATTCTGTTCTAGTATGTCGTACTCTCTTTGAGTATATCGTACACTAGACGAAACATTGCGATTTACGTATTCGTGTACTAGTCTGCAAACGTGTTGTTGGACGTCTGCTTCGTCATAGATGTATCTCCAATGTCTATTGCTTCTTGGACGTCTACAACCAAGTTCGTCCCACTTGACAAGTCTGTTTCTAGTATCGTCTACAAGTATAAACGTTTCTGTTGCTTTACAATATTCATACCACTGGTCTATTTTGCCATAACAACGTTTTAAGTGGTTGTGGTCAAAATATTCATCATTACGTCTATTGTAGTATCTATTGTAATAGAAATCTCTTGTAGACTTTGGTATGTCAAATAAGTCCATCATACTATCAAACGTCAAGCATTTGTCTTGTCGTGCATACCAAGGGTTTAAGTAATGGTACCCATAGACAATAGCATACAGACTTACATCTGTACTTAGTCTATGATAGTCCCTTAACTTACGATATAGTATATGTAGTTCAGGGTCAGACTTAACTTTTCTGTAGTCTGTAAGTGTTTCTTCGTGTCTTTCATATCTTGACAACACTTGTCTTTCTCTGTCTGAGAGTTTAAGTTTGTCTTGATGTAGTAAAGTTTCGTAGAAATTAGACCCTGATAGTCCATTGTCTATACCCTGTCCTATCTCATACGCAGTATCAAAGACTTGTGTCCAAAATACGACCCAATGTTTGATTTTGTCTGCGTTGAGTGTACCACTATGATATCTAATCTCAGACCCTTGATTAGCGTAAAAATGACTATGCAAATTAAGTCCATGATATCTTTTGTCGTGGTACTTCTCAGGATAATAACTATTTCCGTCGTACCAAGCCTCAATGAAATCATCTCTATCATAGACATTTCTAAGTTGTCCATAATCTTGAGAGACAGGTTGAGCCCAACGACTATTACGTCTACTAGACGGAAGCCACGTATAAACGTGTGGCTCTATCAACTTAATCAGTGCAGTTAAGACTGAAAAGTGTTTGAAGTCAAAGTCGCTTGTGTCTATATGTATATGAAGTCCACAATTACTGCTTATATAAGCGTGTGCGTCATCTTTAAGAGCTTTACATATAGTACGTATATCTGCGTCTATGATATCTCCACGTCTAGGACCAGTAACGACTTCACATCCATGTGGATGATTGCCACTAGTCACAGACGAATCTCCAACGACGTTAAAGCCAAAGTTCCCTTGTTGATAGTAAGGGTACTTACGAGTTATTCCAGACAAAACGTGTCTAGACTGAGCAATTCTACTAGTCAAACAATAATGTATATCGTCGTAGATGTCAGAATCGTAGTCATAGTAAGTTTCGTCTAAGTTGACTTCCAACTCTAAGCCGACATAACGTTTACTTTTAATTATGTCGTGAGAGTCTTTCATCCACTTCTTAGCTTTAGACTTAAACCTATGTTCGTTAGTCATCATCTCAGGGTCTGTTTGCTTGATAAGTCTACCATTATGCATACTATAACCTGAGTTCGTCGGAGTAAGAAAGTCTGTCCTTGTTTGTACGTAGCTATTGCTCATTACTTCCCACTCTACTAATTCGCCACTATGTTCATCGTCGCAAGATTCACACATATAGGCTCCTCTTGAGTCGTTCCATATCATATCGTCTCTATGTAGAGTTTCGTCGCAACCATCACAATAGTCGTAGTTGTCTTCAAAACAATCAGGACATATAGACGCTCCACTATCGTTAGAGTGTTGGTCTGCTTCGTCTGTTTCTTCTCCGCAGTCTGCACAACTAAAGTAGTTGTCATCATAACACCCTTCACAATAGACTTCGTCGTCATTGTTGTGTCTGACTTCATACTCATCGACGCTACAACCACAATTGACGCACTCTTCAATGATTTGTTGTTCATCGTTAAGTGCGTCGTTGACTTCTTGTGAAAGTCTTTCTATTCGTCTTATGGACTCAGGAGGCATTGTCTATACCTTCCGCAACGTCCATAGCAACTGCGTCGTCTGTTTCGTCGATTAAGAGTTCGTCATTTTCAGGACTAAACATATTCATTTGTCCGACATTAGCCATTACAGACTCAGGCAGTATTCTGCCGTCTATAGTAGCATACATCCAAACACCTTCTTCAGAGTCGAAAAACCATTGTTCTGCACTACCACCATAGATAGTCGCTAGGTTTTCTTGTTCGTCTCCGTACCAATCGTTCTCTTTCCAATCGTCAGGAAGAACTGCATAGTCGTTAGCCATTTCCCACTCAGTATTACCATTAAAGGAATACGTTGTGTCTGTGTCTAAGTTTGCAGTCTTTGTCTTACTAAACGAGTAAAGATTCTTATTGTAGTAGCTATTAAGACCATAACTATAGACTCTTGAATCGTATTTGAATTTAGTCTTTGTCGGATTACTACCTTCTTCGTCAAAGTTATTTATGTCGTAGCTATATAGATTATTTCTATTTAGTTTAACGACGTTAATGTCTTTTTCGTCTAACTCTGTAAATAAAAACAGAGGTTGTTCGACGAAGTCTTGTTCTGACGCAAAAAACAGAGTCTGTAAATGTTTAACGTAAGCAACATATAAAGGTCTATTAGTTTCACGACATAAGTTTAAGACATTAGGATTATCTTTGACATAAGCTAAGGCAAAGTCGCTGTCGAAATTTCTAATTGCAGATTGAAAATCGTCGTTTAAGTCTAATGCCTTAAATATTAATTGGCTATCGACGGGACAATTTTTATCTAACTTCTTTTCCATTTCGTCTATATTATATACGCAACCATTATGAGCGCCAACGACGTTGCCTACTCTAAATGGGTGTGCATTTTCCTTAGTAATACTACCTGCAGTCGCAAATCTAGTATGTCCAATAATAATATTGACGTCATTACGTAGACCTTTGATTACTGAATTGTATTCTTTGGTATCGACGAACCTTGAGCTTTCTAGTAGTGATTTATGTATCGTAGCTTGATTACCGACGCCTGCAATACCAGACGAGTGGGCTCCACGGACTTCAGAGTCCATAGCCATCATACGCATAATGCGTCTGACTTCATCCCAGTCTTCTTTGGTATAAGGTCGTTGGCTCTTAGCCATTCCATATATTCCACACATAGTCTATTCTCCTATTCTATTATTAACGTTCTCGGTATCGTCCGACCTGTCGTACCGACTTAAAATTCTTGCACAGACGCCCAAGCTGAAAGGAGTCTGCAACGCAGATAAATAACCAAAAAAACTGCGTCTGCATTTGTTGTTTAGAAAAGTGCTTGGGTCTGTCTGTGTCTTCTTCATATAATAAGTTATGCCCTATTGTCTAGCTCGTAGTTTGCGGACATTTCGTACATTAGTTCTGTAAGCATTTGTCTAGTCTGTCTTGTGTGCTTATTAAACACACTATCCACGTCTAGTATTCTTTCTACTAACATACCATATTTAGACTCTAACGTATTAATCTTACGTTGCGAGAGTCCGAGTTCTGAGTATAACGTCTTCATATCAGACTTCAACTCAATCGCAGACGAACGAACCTTTTCAAGTCGTCTATCTAGCGAGTCGATTTTTATCTTAGTGTCATTATCTAACATATAGTCGTTCCTTGTATTGTAGACTCAACTTAGTTTGAGTCCTTGTTATATCCTAGTCGTTCGTGCTTGTTAGCTAACCTAACGTGCTTACGACTAGCTTTATCTAGTACGTCTTGGTACCAGTCAAGTCTTGTATCACGCTCTTTCGTCGTGTCTTTAAACCAATCATCAAATTCTAGTCTGTTGATTGTTGTCGCAGTTGCAAATTTAGACTTTGCAATCTCTACTGAAAATCGGTGATTAAGTCTGTGCATTTTAAATGCGACGTTCTTAATAAACCAATGTACATCTTTCATTGATGTCGCTTCGTGTACCATTTCGTCGTTTACAAAGTGGTTGTATATGACTACGTTCCACGTCTTTTGTTCATTGTCGTTTGGTACTACGTATACGGATATACTACGAGGCAACGTCTTTATTTCTATTGTTTCGTAGACTTTGTGCTTGTGTCCACAAGAACACGTGCAAGTCTTTGAAGTTGTTATTGTGTCGGTCATTGTTTAACGTCTACCTTTCATTTACTTTTATATATAATAACCCTGATTAAATTACAATTTTTTAAGGAATTAACCTATATATATTTTACCGAGATAAAAGCCATTATCTAGCTATAATCTAGCTAAAAAATGAGGTTTCCAGAATCTTGGACAAGTCTGAAATTTTTGGGTGTCTGATGATTCTACATTTTAAAATATAGTGTCTTTGTATGTGTATCTGATTTATATATAATATTTGGACTTTTGCTTGTTTATGTCTAAACTCTCTTATAATGTTAATATTCACTACTATAAAGGAGTTATTACAATGAGTGAAAAAAATAAAAATAATGATGTTAAAGCCCCTGAAATAGCGAAAGTATCTAGGGAATACTTTGACTCACAAATGGCGAAATTTGACGAGCAAGGCAAGAAGTTTAATTTGAAGCCCGAAGTCGTACAAACTATGAAAGATGATTTCGCAGATACTCACGCAATTAAAGGTACTAAATTAGACGCACACTTAGTTAGACTAGGTAATGTTGATAAGAAGTACAAAAAGCTAATTAATCAAATGCAAGATGATGTCTTAGATGTCAATTTGTTGTTTATTGTTGATGGTGTAAGACTATCACGTAAAAAAAGAAACTCAACCATAGAAACCGAAGGAGTACCACAACTAAAACTTGTTTGCGAAATAGTAGACGAGGACAAAGTTTCTACCCCTGAATCCTAATATATACCCTATTATCAGTTAATCCTACCTCACAAGACGCCGATTCAATTAATTTTGGTCGGCGTTTTTCTTAATACTAAAAAAGATTTAGCTAAGGTTTTTTAAGATGATTGTTCACAGATGATATAAATACTAGTGCGTATAATATATATTATGTATAACTACCCCTATATTTAAAAATGCGTCTATAATCTAGCCAAACTAAAAAAACATTGAAATTTTAAAAAAGATTCAGCTAAGGTTTATATAAGGATATATATATTTTTTTGATGATTTAAGTATAATATATATTATGTATAATTGATTAAGCATAATAAGGATTATGTATAATTAATTGAATATAATAAATGTTATGTATAATTAAAAATGTGTCTACTATTTTTATTTACCACTTTCAAAACTGCCCCTTCCCTCTTATTATAGGTCTCTATATGTTTTTTATGGTCATATTTGCCCGATTTTAAGGATTTCGGCGAATCTGTCTAGCTGCTAAAAAAAATTGTAATTACTTCAGCTAGTATCTTTTATTTTTAAAATATATAAAAAGAAAGGCGATGCTTTTACACACCGCCCTATCTTTGTACTTGGTACTATCTAATGTTAGACCAATCATCGTACTTCACAGTCTTAACTTCGCCACCCAAAGTGAAACGATTACGACTATGACGAGCAATAATATTCCATATTACCGCCCTATCTTTGGCCTTACTCATAGAAAAAGTAGGTCTCATCTTGACGTCCTTTCGTTTAGTGTTAATATTTATCATACTACAATATACAAAAGTAATAGGAATATGCAAATAAATCATTTTAAGAGGGCAAATTAGCCCTTATTTGACGTTTTTAACCTATATATACGAAATCCAAATTTTCAACCTAATTTTAGAATTTCTAATTGGAAAAAGACCCGACCCCTATTGTGGAAAAAAGAAGCACACACAATCTTGGCCATTTTTTCAACCAAGGGCGGCGGTTTGGTTTTTTGTTGTTAATATTATTTTTTTTGTGTTTTGAAAAATTTCGGCGGGTAAAATTTTGAAAAGGGTCTCTAGAGCACCGAGTATTATATAAAGAAAAGATTTAATAACACTATATAATTAAGAGCACCGAGTATTAGAAGGTACAAAGAAAAAATTTTTGTTGTCAAGATATTTCTTACCTGTTGTTAAAGATTTATTTTTATTTATTTGTATTATTTACTTGACTGCTGTAAGAAAATGAATGTAAGTTGCATACACAAAAGACAAACGTACTAAATTTTATGTACACATTTACCGACTGGGAGGGTAAAAATGATAAGAAAACTAAATATAGGTGGACATACGTATGAAATACTGGTTGACGAGCTTAAACACGAAAACCCACGTAAAGAATTATACGGTAGACACGAAGTAAAAGAGAATATTATTTACATAAACGATGAAATAGCAGCATCTAGAATGCAAGAAACACTAATTCACGAGGTTTTACACGCCATTTTCTATAATACTGGCTTAGAACACGATGAAAGGCAGATAGAAGCTATAAGTAATGGTTTATTTCAACTAGGAATAGGAGATTATCTGTGGAAGAAATCAGAAAAGCAATCTTAAAATTCAAAAGTCTAGGTAGAACTGACATTGTTCAGAAATTACAGCAAGAATTAGATGCTCTTGAAAAGATAAGTAAGAACCTAGACTGGAAAAGGTACGAAAAAGTACTTAGAGACCAGGAAGACAGGCCAGATATGGAGGATTTTCCTAAGAAATGACAAATAACGACCAAATACTAAGCATGATAAAAGAGAGGCTTGATATAGGCGCCAAAAAATACGGCGAACAGGTGCCGATTGACGGAACTCGTGACAATCTGAAAGAGAGCATTGAGGAGTTATTAGACCTTTGTGTTTATTTATCTGCTGTTGCATTAGAACTGCATAAGAATTATACTAATAATGAAAGAGGCAAGTAATGGCTAAAAGAAAACTATGGTCAGATGAAGAAATAGTAATACTACATCAGTATGAAAAGACAAACAAGTCTGCATTTCAACTGTACCAAGAAGTAAGGCTAGCAGGATACAATAGAACGTATAAGGCAGTAACTAGAAAAATAGAATCATTAGGGTTTAGAAAACCTAAAAGATACAAAACTGGGCACGAGATTACTATTGGGTACCTAGATATTGAATCTACTGGGTTTAGCGCTAATATTGACGTTATGCTTTCTTGGTGTATAAAAGGAAGAGGCGTAAAGAAAGTTGCTGGTGCTTGTATTACAAGAGAAGAACTTATGTCAGAAAAGTCAGATGCACGTATTGTTGAGCTTTTAGTAGACGAAATGAACAAATACGATGTTATTATGACTTATTATGGTACTAGGTTTGATATTCCGTTTATTAGAACTAGAGCTCTATATCACGGAACATACTTCCCTATGTACAAGCAAAAGTCACATAAAGACCTATATTATGTAGTTAGGTCCAAATTAAAGCTACATCGTTCATCTTTGCAAGCTGCAACAGAGTTTTTTGGTATTGATGGTAAAACAAGAATCAAACCAGAATACTGGCAAAAAGCAAGATGGGGCGATAAAAAGTCTTTAAAGTATGTATATGACCATAATGTCGCAGATGTAGAGATATTAGAGTTATTACATAGAAAACTAGAAGAACACGCACCACCAATGGTGAGACCACTGTAATAGGAGAGAACATGGCTAAGAAAGAAGAAAAGCTAACTATAATGAATGATGGTAAGGAAATAGAGTTCTTATATTCTGATTTAACAGAAGAAGCACAAGCTCAGTACAATAGAGCTAATGAACTTGCTGGTCAATTGATGAGATTAGACCAACAAGCTAATGAACTACGTTTTCTTGCTAATAACTATATTAGATTCGTAATTGACGAACTTGAAAAAGACGTTGACGAAAAAGAAGAAAAATAGTTAAATTATGTTAGAAAGAGTTGTTAAAGGTGTGACACACTACCTTTACGAGAGTGAATCTGAGTTTAGAGAACATCATAGTGGTGTTTCTTTAGTTACTGATTGGAGACATTCAAATACAGGTGATTGGGTTTTAACGGATGACGGAAACGTTTGTCAGGTTTTACATTTAGGTATTCTTAGAAAATCTAAAAAAGAAACCACGTTTATAAGAACTATCATAGGTTCTTTTATATGCTCCGACAAAGTTAATATGGATGGCCCAATGAGAACAAACATGCACACCTTTTCAACTGAAGGTAAATCTCCTTCTGTTAGAAAGAAAGAACGTAAACACGCAACAGAAAAAGAATTTTTGTTTAGCAAGTACGTAGCAAAAGGAGATGATGTGGTTGAAGCATATATGAAAGCTTTTCCTAGTAAAAAAGAAGATTATGCTAAATCACAAGCAAAACTATTATTAAAAACTGATAGGGTGAAAAAATTGATTAGAGAAGAAATAGATAAATATTTAGCAGAAGCAGAGATTACACCTTTATATCTATTAGAAGAAATGCGTGATATAATAGATAAAGGTGGTACATCTGATAGAGATAAACTTACTGCTATAACAACATTAATGAAACTTTCTGGTATGATGGATACAGAAAAACAAACAGAATCTGTAACATTGTTCCAAGGATTTACGAAGGAGCAACTAAATGCAATTCAAGGGAAAGAAGTCAAAAAACTGGAAGAAGTTAAAGTCACACGCGAGAAATAAGCGCTGTCACATCTGTTCATACCATTTAAGAAAAACTGCAGTATATATTTGGGATATTAAAACAAAAGATACAAATAGATTAAAATGTATTAATTGTTTGACTATGTATGATACTGATTTTGAAATAACTGACTTAGGTATAGTAAGAGAGGTAGGATATTCATGAGATTAGCTGTATATGGAACATTAAGAAGAGATTATCCAGACAAAGGTAAAATAGAAGGTTTTAGCTTGGTATTCCCTGGAACACAATCATTTCCTGCTATTATTAAGAATGAAAAAGGTAAAGGAGCTGTTGTAGAGCTTATAGACGTAACTGATGAAGAACTTAATATGTATGACGAATATGAAAACGTTGATGGAGGTTTATACATTAGAACAACAGTAAATGTAGAGCTAGATAACGGAGATACTGAAAAAGCTTGGATTTATGTCGCTGGTCCTAAGTTGTGGGACAAGTCTAAAACTTTTACAGAAGTGCCAGATGGAGATTGGCATTCTATGAAAACATTAATTATGCTAGATAGGGTATATGAAAAAAAATTCGAACAAACCCCAGCAATTTAATATTATACCTCCTGATTTAAATCAGAAAGAAAAAGCATTAGAATTAGCTAGAAAAGACATAATAACTTTTGGTCAAATGTTTTTACCAGAAGATTTTATGAAATCTAGCCCTGCTCCATACCAATACGAGCTAAGTGACCTGTTACTAGGCGATGAAAAAAGAGTCTGCATTATATTGCCTAGAGGTCATGCTAAATCAACTCTTGCAAAAACGGCATTGTTATATCAGTTGTATTTTGCACCTCCAGAGAAAAAACAATTTATTGCTTGGGTATCTGAAGAACAGTCACAGGCTATTGACCATATTAAATATATACAAAACCATATTGATATGAATCCTGCTTTACAATATTATTTTGGTGACTTAAAAGGTAGTAAGTGGACAGAAAAAGAATTTACTACAGCTAGAGGAGATAGAATTATTGCAAAAGGTACATCTCAAAGATTGCGTGGACGTTCGCAGTTGGGATTACGTTATACTAATATTATACTTGATGACTTTGAGTCAGAGTTAAATACAAAAACACCAGATAGAAGAAAGGAAATTAAAGAATGGGTAATGTCCACAGTAGAACCCGCTCTAGAAAACTCCAAAGAAAACGAAGGTTCCATATGGCTTATTGGTACAATAGTCCATTACGATTCATTCCTGCAGGGAGTTTACGACGGCTGGTTAGACGCTCAGAAAGATAATAGAAAATCAGCCTGGGCTGTTATGTATAAGAAGGCCATATTAGATGGAATACCTTTATGGCCAAATTATTTTACAAAAGAAAAACTTCTTGATATTAAAAGCAGATTCACAGACATGGGTCTTGTTCATAAATTTGCACAAGAATATTTAAATGAAGCAAGAGATGTAGAAAATGCTAAGTTCTTAATAGATAGAATACATAACTATAGAGGATACTTGGAAAATAGAAATGGTTTTAATTATATGATGATAGATGAGGCTGCTATACCAGTAAATGTATATATGGGAGTAGACTTAGCTTATGAAGCAAATGCAAAAAGCGACTATCAAGTGATTGTAACTATCGGAATAGATAGTGAAAGAAATATATATTTAATTGATTACTATAGAGAACATTCTCCTTTATATGATATGCCAAAACAAATTATAGACATTGCTAGAAAATATCACCCAGTTAGAAGGGTGAATGTAGAAAAAGTTGGAGCACAAGGATTAATTAAAGACCATGTTAATAAGTTAGCAGGTAAAGATAGAAAACTAGCACCTGGATTGTCTCAAGGTGTTAGGCCACCTGGTGGTATTAAAAAAGAAGACAGACTAGAAGCACTACTATGTCCTATTGTAAATGGTAGAAAGCTTTACATCAAAAAAGAACATCAAGAAATAGTAGATGAAATGTATGAGTTTCCAAAAGGTAGAAACGACGACCTTCTTGATGGTTTATGGTATGCTGTAACAACAGCAAAGCCTCCAAAAAGTAACGCTGTAGATAGAGATAAATTCGAAGAAAGAATGTTAAATAAAGAGAAAAGCGTTGCATCTAGAGCAGTAAGTTGGATTACTGGACAAAAAATATAATTTTTTTCTTGACAACAACGTCGTAAAGTTGTTATTTTAGACGTAAAATACAAATTGGGAGTATATGGCAAACTACGACGATAATAAAAGCAAACCACAAATATCTAAAGAACTCTTTAGGCGTTGGAGAGACGCTAGAGAGCAGTGGGACGCTGAAGCAAGAAATGCAGTAGATTTTACTTTGGGAAATCATTATAGCAACGATGAATCAGATGCTTTACAAGCAGTAGGGCAGGCTGATTTTGTTATTGACAGAGTATATGCAGCTGTTGATAAATTGAAATCTTTACTTACAGCTAGACCAGCAAGGTTTTCTGTGATTGCAAGAGAAGATTCTGATAATAAATTAGCAAACGTTTGGAGAACTATATTAGAATATGTATGGGACATTTCAAACGGTGATAGTACTTTTAAACAAGTAGTACACGATTATGCTGTTACTGGACTGGGATATATGTATGTATATGTTGACCCTGATGCAGATTATGGAAGAGGAGAGGTAAAGTATACACACGTAGACCCTTTTAGAGTATATGTAGACCCAGCATCTAGAGATAGATTTTTTAATGATGCGTCAGGAATGATATTGTCTACTTTTTTAACCAAACAGCAAGTTTTAGACTTATATCCTCAGTTAGAAGAAATGATTGATGATATAGAAGTTGGTGTAAATTCTTTATATGGAGAAGATTATCCAACATCTAATTTAAAAAACAGTAATAATGTTTTAACTCCTGCTGAAGCAAAAGATTTAGATTATAATGTAAATCAAAAATATCAAATACTTGATAGATTTTACAAAGTAAGAGTTCCTTACTATAGATTATTTAATACTTTAACTGGTGCAGAGAAAATAGTTGACCCTGAAGTTTATCTTCAAGTTATTCAAGAAGAGGAAACAGAAAAAGCTATAGAATCTGGAGCTATACAAGTTGAAGAAATACAACAAACAAGAATTGCACAATGCAGTAGCATTGGAGACACACTACTTTATGAGCGTATATTAAACACTGATATCTATCCAATTGTTCCATTCACGAACATTTGGACAAATACTCCCTATCCAAAGTCAGATGTGAACAAGGTTAAGGACTCTCAGAGACTTTTAAACAAGTTATTCTCTTTAACCTTGTCACACGCTCAATCTGCTGCTGGTTTAAAACTTTTAATACCAGAAGGAAGTGTAGATAGTGTAAGTCAATTAGAAAAAGATTGGGCAAACCCAAATGCTGTGATTGAATATAATCCAGAGTTTGGAGAACCTCATTACCCACAACCTGCTCCTTTAACGAGCGAGTTTTATTATTTAATTGACAGAGTAGAAAAATACATAGATTTAAATTTTGGTATACCTGAATTACTACAAGGGTTTAAAGACAATGCTCCAGAGTCTGTTAGAGGTACTATGCTTTTATCAGAAATGGGAGAATCTAGAGGTAAATCAAAATTAAGAGATATTGAAGCAAGTTTGGCAATGGTTGGTCAAGTAGTTTATAACTTATGTAAAGACCACTACAGATTTGCAAAAACATTTAGAATTGTACAACCAAACAATGATATTACTGAATTTACAGTTAATATGAGATTGTACGATGATAAGCGAACTGAATTGTTAACTATAGAGAATGATATTCAACTAGGTCAACATGATATTCGCATTATATCAGGTTCAACTTTGCCTAGCAACAAGGTATCTGAATACAACATGTATCTTGATGCGTATAAACTTGGACTGGTAGATGACGTCGAGGTTTTAAAGAAAACTGAAATCTTTGACAAAGAAGGTGTTCTTCAAAGAAAAGGACAAATGGCACAAATGCAACAATATATCACACAGCTTGAAAATCAAGTTAAGAAGCTAAGCGGTGATTTACAAACATCTGAACGTGAGCAGGTTTCTTCTAGAAAACGCACAGAAGTTGAGAAGTTTAAATCACAATTGAGTGAAATTAAAAGCTCTACGAAAGCTAAAGAAAAAGAAAAGGTGATGCAATTAGGCATGTTGGTAGACCAGATGGGACAATCTTTGGAGGAAGAAGAATAATCAGTCGTGGTTCAGAGTCTTAGACTAAATCACGAAAGGAGAAAAAAAATATGGCAACAGAACAAGAAAAACAACAGGTTGAACAGCAAGACCCAATAGTTGAGGGAGTTGGAAATGAGCCTACTATTTCAATGGAACCTCAAACAGAAGAAGGTGTGGAAGCATCTGAAGAAGTAAATTGGGAAGGAGAAGCTAAAAAGTTTCAATCCATGTACGACAAAAAGGTTGCAGAGCACGAAAACTTGAAGAAAGACAGCAATGACTTGCTTCAGTTAAGACAAGTGTTATCTGAAAAACCTGAATTAGTAGATGTTATTGAAAAGAGCCTTGCTGGAGAATCTATTGAGTCAACAGAATCTGAGAGTACAACTCCAGAAAGTTTTGACCCTTGGGACGCCTACTACAAGCCTGACTCAGAATCTTACAAATTTAGAGTAAGTCAAGAGAAAAAGCTTGTACATGAAACAGTAGATAACGAACTAGCTAAACTACAAAATCAGATGGCTATGAATAATTTAAAAACAGAATTGGTAAGTAAGCACAACTTAGGTGCGGATGATGCAGAAAAGTTTTTACAGTTTGCAACAACTCCAAAAGCTAACCTACCTATTGAAACTCTTATTAAAGTGTGGAAAGAAGGAGAAGGCAAAGTAGAGAAAAAAACTGAAAACTTAGAAGCTGTACAAAAAGCTAAATCAATTCCTAAACCTGCAGGTGTTCTTCAAGGTGGTCAACAACCACAGAAATCTGAAGAAGACCAAGTGTGGGATAGAGTTATGAATGCTGGAAGAATCGGTAGAATAGCTAAAAACTAACTTAGGAGTGAAATAAAATGGCTTTTAATCAAGGACAATTAAAGGCATCACAAATAACCGCAGCTGCTACTAGCGCAGATTACGGACAGGCTCCAGACCAAAGAAAGCTGTATGATTTCTCTGATAGAGTTGCAGAACTTATGCCAGAGGAGTCACCTTTTTTCGTCTATCTAAGTCAAGTTGCTAAGGTAGCTACTGACGATAATATTTTCAGATATCTTGAAAATAGAACTGTCACTAACTACACTGCACGTAACTTCAACTTAGCAGCAGCCGTAAACGGTGGAAGTGCTGTATCATCACCAAATCTATACGATTTTACAGTTGATGATGGAGCAGGTTCAGCTATTGGCTTCCTTACAAAAGGAATGGTCGTAGCTGTTAAAACAGTCGATGGGACTGGCGGTTATGCACAAGCATTAGTTAGAGTTGAGTCTGCACCAAACGTACAATCAGCTAACACTACCTTCTCAGGTAGAGTTATTGAATTGTCTAATTCAAATGTATCAGGATACAATGTATTAGCTGACAATGACGAATGTCAAATTGTTGGTACATCATTCGGAGAAGGAACAGGTTCACCTGACACTTTCTCAGATACTATTGAAGATGACTTTGGTTATACTCAAATCTTTAAAACAGCTTGTGAGATGACAAACACAGCAATAGCTACAAGATACCGTGGCTATGCAAACGAGTTCGATAGAATTTGGGCTCAAAAATTACGTGAACACAAAGTAGATATCGAAAGAGCTATGCTTTTCGGTCAAAAAGCTCGTGTTAACGGCGTACAATATACTGAAGGTCTAGTTGGACACATTGTTAAAAATGTTCAACCAGTAACTGACGATTCAGCATTTTCATATTCATCAGGTAACCCTTACTACAGAAGTGTAGCACAGGCTGAACTTACATATGATAGATTACTTGCTGACTTAGAGGTTATTTTTGACCCAGCAAGAGGCGGTTCAAGTGAAAGACTTGTACTAGCTTCATTGCCAGTAATTACATTCTTCAACAAAATGGGCGACGGTGCTTTCATTGACGCTTCTGTTGGACATGCAAATGGACCATACAGAGTTAACATGAACAATGTAGCAGGTAGTTTTGGTCACCAGTTAATGGAAATCAACACTGTACATGGTTCTATGTTCTTAGTGAAAGAACCTCTATTCAGAGGAATTGCAAGTGGCTTCATGCTTATGGCTGATATGTCTAAATTGGCATACAGACCATTAGTTGGTAACGGTTTAAATCGTGACACTCAAATTATGACAAACGTACAAGCTGCGGATGAAGATTTGAGAAAAGACATGATTATGACTGAAGCTGGTCTTGAAATCTCATTACCTGAATGTCACGCTCTATACAACGTGGAGGGATTATAAAATGGCTAAAGGTGGATTACTAGAAAAAAATAGTGGTATTGGTGGTTTACTATCAAACGTAGAGCACATTACTGCTGCAAAAACAATAGTAGAATCAGACTCAGGTAAGGTCTTTATGGTTTCTTCTGAAGGTGGAGCTTATGATATAACTCTACCTACAGCTGCTACAGGTCAAAATGGAGCAGTGTACAAATTTATTGTACATGAGGAAACACCTACTAATGATGTTACAATTAAGGCAGGAAGTGCAATCATTTCATTAGTAATGAAAGATGCTGGCGGAGACGCTGCTAATTCAACTGCTGGAACTCAGGTTTCTAATATTATTTTAGAAGCTGCTTCTCAAAGAGGAGACTTTGTAGAACTTCTGTTCTGGAATGGTGAGTACTATGCTAATGGATTAAGCGCAATCAATGACGGTATTACAACATCATAATAGTTATTAGGTACTATGGAGTGGGCTAGTCCCACTCCGAAACCTATAAAGAATTTTAAATAATAGGAGAAAAAAATGGCAAACTATAGCGGAGCAGAAGTAAAAGTTATTGTAAATGATATTAGCGTAAAAGCTAGTAGCGTAAGTGGTTCATTAGCAAATGAAGTTAAAACCTTTGTAGCTACACTAACTGACAATACAATCATTTCTATAAATACGGTAAAACTAGATAGTACAAGAGTTGCTTATATAGTAACTTACATGTAATATGGCTAATTGTCAACATTGTAATAAGCCTAATCCAGAAGGGTACTTTAACTGTCCTTCATGTGGGCTAAGAGCAGCTCCTAGCAAATGGAATACTAATTTTGTTATAAGAGAGGGTAATCCTTTTGCAACAGCAATTAGAAAAGACCAGATTGACATTAATCATATGTCAATGGAAGATGGTGTAAAAAAGATGCAAGAAAGCAAAAAGAACGCTAAACCCACACCGCGTGGGAAAGGAATAAGGGTAATGTAATGCCAATGAAAAAAGGTAAAATGAAAAAAACTATGAAGAAAAAAACTACGAAGAAAAAAACTATGAAGAAAAAGTCTTCTAAGAGAGGATATTCATACTAATGAGAGTAAAAGCGCCTAAAGGCTATCATTTTATGAAAAAAGGCAAAGGCTATGTTTTAATGAAACATGGAGCTAAGTTTAAAAGACATAAAGGAGCTTCATTGTCTATGCCTATGAAAGTAGTAAAAACTCATGGAGGAAAGTAATGCCAAAAAAGAAAAGAAAAAAAGGAAGTCCTACGCCAACTAATCCTTCTTTGTATTCAAGAGTAAAGTCTGAAGCAAAGAGAAAGTTTAAAGTATATCCTTCTGCATACGCAAATGCGTGGTTAGTAAGAACATATAAAAAACGTGGCGGCGGTTATAGATAATGGCATACCAAGGTGGATTACGTAAATGGTTTAGAGAAGATTGGGTAGACATCGGCTCTAAGAAAAAAGGTGGTAAATACCAGAAGTGTGGACGTAAATCTGCTAAGGGTAGTAAAAGAAAATATCCTAAATGTGTTCCAGCTGCTAAAGCTAGAACAATGAGTGCTTCACAAAAAAGAAGTGCAGTAAGAAGAAAGAGAGCAAAAGCTCAAGGAGTTGGAGGTAAACCAACTAACGTTAGAACATTTGCTAGAAGCAGGAGAAAGAAATGAGAAGACCTGCTTTTGGAACACAAGTTAGACATACTAACGGAAAGAAAAAAACAAGACAAGGAAAGAGTGTGAATACTAAGTATGGCACTAAAACAAGTAAAAAGTATTACGTAAAAAAGTATAGAGGACAAGGTAAGTAATGGCTGATTTTAAGACAAGAATAGATGATTTAACAGGCTTTGCAAGCACTGACGATACAGCATTAAGTGACTGGTTGTCAGCTGGTGCTCGTTCTGTAATGAATGTACTTCCTCTAAACAAGCTAGAGAGAGTAGCAAGCAATGAAAACTTTACAAACAATATAGATGTAGAGGGAAAAAAGATTTTAGCGGTTGTTAGAAAAGATAACAATCACGCAAGTAAGATTTATACACCATGTAGAAAATTACCACCTTCAATGATGGGTAGAGTAAATGATACAAACTATATGGAAGCTGCGTCAGAAAGTGACCCAGCATATATTATACAAAATGATGTTTTGAATACATATCCAGGTAGCAATGCAAGTAATGATAGTAGAGTTGTATTTGTAAACTCTTCAATAACCGTAGCACATGGAGATAGTGCAATAGCAAACTTCCCTGATGAGGCAGAAGAAGCAGTAGTTTTATATGGAGCAAGAAATGCACTAAACAGACTAATGAACGGCATGAATGCAATTAGTGCCTTAACTGTTAGCGTAAGTGCACCTAGTGCTCCAAGTATATCAACAGTAAGCTATTCAGCTGCTACAAATGCTGATGCTAGCGCTACTGGAGTTGCAACTGTGTCTGTAGGAAGTGTTACAGATGTAGACCCTACTGGCTCTGTACCTACTTATACAAAACCTACTACAACAGTAAACTTTGGCAATGGTAATAATTTTGATACATTATTAGGTACAAACGAAGACGTAGAATTAGCATCTGTAGAAATACAAAAACAAAGAGAGTTGTTAAGTCAATATCAAACTGATATTCAAAATGAATTAAACGAGTTTAATAAAGATAATGTCAGATATCAAGCTGAAATGCAAGATGAAATTGCAAAGCATAACACAGCACTTCAAAGAGCTTTAACTCAAGCTCAAATTGATGCCCGAGAAGCACAGCAAGAAGCGCAACAAGCAACTTCTGTAGATTTGGCAAACAAAGCGGCTGACCAAGCATTAGCATTGCAAAATGCAGCACAAACTATGGCAGCAGCAATACAAAACAACGATGATATACTTGTTAAATTTAACTCAGAAATACAAAAATATTCTGCTCAAGTTGCAGATGAAGTACAAGAATACAGTGCAAACTTGCAAAAAGATATTGCTAAATATCAGTGGTATGAAAAACAATATGCAATGATTGATGCTAGATATAAAGAACAAATACAAACTCTTCAAGGAGCGTTATAATGGCAGCAATAGAATTTACGGCAAAAGAGATTTATAGTAGAGTACTGCAAGCAGTTCCTGACGTATCAGAGAACTATGTACTTAATTTAATTAATGAAGCATTGATTGATATGGGTAGATATACTAATCAAATAGAAAATGCAAAAACAAACTTAGTGCATGACCAGCTATGGTATGCATTAGATGATGATGAATCAATAACTGTTAACAAGTTATTTAGATGTACAATACTTAATTCAGATGGAGAATATATAAAGATTCCTAGATTGACAAATGGAGAGATAAAACAATTCTACAGTGAAACAAGTACAGCAGCTAATACAAACTGGACGGAGATATAATGGCTTTTGTAAGTAGCACATATAAAGACCCTAGTAAAACTTTTGTATGGTGGGTAGAAGGCGATAGATTAGCTATTGCTACCACAGAAGGAGATGGAAGTACAACAGAAACAGATAAAGGTAGGCTAAAAGCAGTACAGCTTGGTTCTACTGGAGACCAGATGATTGACGGTCTTGTTGTTTCTTATTATGCAGAACCAGATAAACTTACAAGCATTACTGGTACAATAGATATAGATAATGTTTTACAACCAGCGTTAATAGATTATGTAAAATCAAAAGCTTTAATGGACGCAGCTTCTAGAGCAACAGACCCAGGTCTTGCTCAAATTAGAATGGCTTCCGCACAACAATGTATGGCTAGTTACAAAGAAGCTGTACGTAGATACGGTATGAAGAAAAACGATAAAGTCGGCGGGACTAGAGCTGTAGTTCCAGCAGATATGAGATAAAGGGGCAATAATGGAAGTAGGAAAAGACACTAAATTTACATTATCTATAGAGACAGGTATCAGTATCTTAGTCACTGTAGGTATGATTATTGGTATGTGGTATTCTTTGCAAGCAGAAATAGAACTTGCAAAAGAACTACCAGAACCAGAGGTTTCACGTATGGAATATGATTTAAAAGACCAAATGATTCGTGATTCAATATTAAACACAGAGGGTAAAGTAGATAAGCTTGAAGAAAAAGTAGATGACATTAAGGAAGA